CTAATTATTTTAGCGGCATGCCGCCTACGCGATGTTTTTTAGTATGGAAGAAGCACATACCAGAGAATTTCTCTATGGCGATGTGTGAGTATGCTTGGACGTCGTTTCAAGGGAATGCGAAGATTATAGAGTTTAGGCAGCAAAGCACAAAAGATGATGTTCGTTTCCATCCGACCCAAAAGCCCGTCGATTTGTATGCTTGGATATTAAAGAACTATGCCAATGATGGTGATTTGATATTCGACCCTATGATGGGTAGCCAATCGAGTAGGATTGCCGCCTATAAGATGGGTTTTGATTATGTGGGTTGCGAGGTAGAGCCGCTATATTTTAACAAGGGCAATGAGCGATTTGAAAGGTTATGCCACGGTATTATAACGGATAAAAACGCGCGAACCATAGTGCAAACGAGCCTATTTGGTTAATGTAGGTTAAAAATTTGCATATATAGGTTAGATGTGTTATCTTTGCACTTAGAAAAATAATCGCTATTGCGTTGACGGTCATTTTAGGCGCATGCGCGTTGTTTAGGTATATAAGTAATTACTAATTTTCGCCAATACGGGTGATGTGAACGTTGAATGACCGCAACAAGTAGCATTGCCCGTTAGGTTTTAAAAACGGTCATAAAATGTTAGAAGCAAAAAGTATCGAACATGTCAAGCGTATAGCGTCGTTGCTTGATGTGGATTACAACGAAATGTGTGTGGGTGAGCTACCGATACACAAAATGGATTTGAACTCGGCTATCACGTTCGACCAAATGGCGTTGGTTGTAGACTATCTACGCACGTTAGACAAGAAAGACGCGCTATTTGAGGAATGCTGGGTTGCATATCGTCGTAAGGGTAGTAAGAAGAAGGCGTTTGAGTATTGGAAGAAGACAAGTGAAAGTGACAAGGCGCGCGTACTACCACATATAAAGGCTTATGTACAATCACGCGAGTTGCAGTATGAGAAAGACTTTGAGCGTTACCTACGTGATAAGATATATCTCAATGTTGTCTTTGCGAACAACAAGGTCTTATACGACCCGACAAAAGGTGATAGTGTGGTATATACGCCGATATGCGGTGGTGCGTTGTCGTGGAACGATTACTATCATTGTTATATGTACGTTGGCTATTGGGATGGTGTTCATATTGCCGATGGATATACTGATGATAATCGCCCCGATGGTGCAAGCGTAACGCTTAACAACGGGCGTGGTACGATAGTATGGGATAGTGTAAACAAAATGTGGAATAAAAATAAACAATAAAATGATTGAACGTAAATTTTGGAAGCCGAGCGTTACGTCTCAGTTTCGTATATGCCCAATACCTTTTCATTTCGATACGTATCGTGGGTGTTCTTATGGGTGTATCTATTGTTTTGCACGCGACTTAATTGAATTCCAAAGAAGGAACGCAAAAACAGTGGAGCAAAAGAAACAATCATTTCTTGTTGGGAATTCACCAAATGGGTTGCGTAAATGGATTGAAAGGGTATCTAACAATGATTATGATTTCTCCGATGCGGCTATGGTTGCCTTTAAAGAACGGATTCCAGTAAAGATAGGTGCGACCGCAGACCCGTTCCCGATAGTCGAAAAAAAAGAACGCATTACCTATGATTGTCTAAAAGTCTTCAGTGATTATGATTACCCCGTTCAAATCTCAACCAAAAACCCAGAAGTTTTCTTATCTTATGCACGCGATTTCGTTGGTGCAAATATCGCTTTTAATGTGTCTATGAGTTTTTGTGATGACGACATATCACAAAAAATAGAAGTAGGTGCAATATCACCAAGTCGGAGATTCCAAGCGATGAAATCTTTGTCGGAATTGGGTTATAAAATAACGGCACGTCTCCAACCTTTCATCCTACCTTATTCAGAACGTGTTGCCGAAAAATTTGTAGCAACATTAAAAGAATGCGGTGTTTGGGCTTTTCAAACAGAAGGGTTGAAACTACGGGTTTCTATGTCGCAAAAGGAAAGGGATATATATAGTAAGATAGGTCAAATCCTTGGCTTTGACATAATCGCACATTTTAAGCAAAATGGATATATAGAAGGTGGAGATAGAGTATACAACGAGGATGAAAAAAGACACATGCTAAGTTTGTATGATGAACTATCGAAAAAATACGATATAAGATTCTACAATGCAGATAATCTCATTGACAAAGAATACGGTTGCGGCTCACAATGTTGTGGCACTGAGGTTTTAAGAAATTATAAAGTATGGGGTGGGTGTTATCGTACAAAGGTTTTTAGTGACAATGATGAAATATACTCTTCTTTGTTTGGTAATTGCTTGGTAAATTTCACACGCAAATCATCAAGTGACAAAAATTACATACCGAAAACAATAGCGGAGCTTACAAAAGAGTATATTGTTTTAGAAGAAAGAAGGATTAGGATGTACAATGAGTTAAGAAAACACCCGCAACTAAGTTTGTTTTAGCAACGAAATATCTAATTTTATTGTTATGGAAATAAAAGGTAAGGTTCACTGTTTTTTTGAACAATCAGGAACATTTAAACGAGAATTTATAAAATTGGGCATACCCGCCGAAGACTATGACATTCAGAACAACTTCGGAGAGACTGACCACATGGACGACCTATTCAAGGCGATTGAGGATGCGTACAACGAAAAGCCGAGCCTATTCGACAATATCACGAACGACGACCTTATTATGGCGTTCTTCCCGTGTATATTCTTTTGTCAAGCATCGCAAAGTGCATTCACATATACATACAACAATTACTGCAAGTTGAATATTCGCGAAAAAACAGATAAAATATTAGAACGGTCACAAAATAGGGAGTATTTCTATTCTTTGTTGATTCGTTTGTTTGGAGTAGTGCAAATACGAGGATTGCGTATGATTGTAGAAAACCCTTATAGTGGACAGCATTATCTTATCTTGGCACAAAACTTCGTTATGCCGCCTACCTTTATAGACCATAATAGGCAAAGACGTGGAGACTATTTTTGTAAACCAACAGCCTATTGGTTTGTAGGATGTACACCGACAAACGGAAGCACATTTCAATCCCCGAAAGAAAAGAAAACAGTATTTACATCAAAGAGCGCATCGCACGCTGGACTTTGTAGTGAAGACCGTTCGCTTATTAGCCCCGACTATGCGAGGAATTTTATTTGTGACTTTATAATTGGGAAGGAACAAAAGAATACACAATTGTCATTGTTCGATTAGATATGGATATTCAAGAAATTAGACGTTGGCACAGCGTGTTCAAACGCGATGGCGAACTATTTGAAATACGCATATTGGGTGATAGGACTTGGAGCGGTTATTTCTACGATGTAGAAACCGCAATAAAGGCACTTGAACCGTTCGATAATGCAAATATATACTACTCTATCAATGAAGTAAAGAAAGCGTGTGCAAGCCGAGAACAATTCAATTGCTTTAAGCAAGTGAAAGGTACTGCCACAAGCAAGCAAGATATTGAACATCGTTGGTGGCTACCTATTGACGTGGATTGTGAACGCCCAAGCGGTGTTAGTTCAACAGATACGGAAAAAGCAAAGGCGCACAAGAAGGCACAAGACGTTTTCGTGTTCTTGCGCGACAATGGATTTAGCACGCCAATCGTATGCGATTCGTCAAGTGGCTATCATTTGCTTTACCCTATTGATATGGATAATACGCAAGAAAGCGAAGATTGTATAAAGACTTTTCTTGAAATTCTTGCTAACAACTTTACAGACGAAAGCGTAAAGATAGATACCGTATTACATGACGCAAACCGCATACTTAGACTTTCAGGCACGTTTGGACGCAAAGGACGCTCAACCGATGAACGCCCACACCGTTTAGCAAAGATTCTATCCGTTCCGAAGGAAATTGCACGAATGGAAATCGAACAAATTTTGGCTTTCAACGAAAAGTACAAAATTAAGGTTGAACAACCAATAAGACGCTTTAATAACAACGGAAATCACGAGGAATTTAATTTGCGAGAGTTTATTCAAAAGTACGGAATACAAGTCGCAAAAGAAGTTCCCATAAGTGGTGGTGGTACAAAGTTTGTTCTCGCGCAATGCCCGTTTGATGAAGGGCATAAAGCCCCTGATTCTGCTTTGTTTGAATTACCAAATGGTGCTATCGCTTTTAAGTGCTATCATAATAGTTGTAGTCAATATGATTGGCGGGCTTTCCGCTTGCATTTCGACCCACACGCTTACGATTACGAAAACGAGCCAAGACAACAATATCACCAACAACAATCGTTTCAACAAAAGACATACGCACCACAAAAAAAGTACGAGATTAAAGAAGAAATTCCAGAACTTGGAGAAAAATGGCTTTCCATGTCATCTATACAAAAAGTGGATTTGTCAAAGTTGGAACATTATGCTACTGGCTTTACCGAACTTG